GTGAGTTGCGTATTCCTTACATTGCACCATCATTATGGTGCGATTGGGGAAGAGCCGCTCCAATCCCTTACGCTGTGGTTCAAGGCGCTTATGATTGGGGAGTTATATATTTTGGTGTATTGTCACCTATGCTCACGGGTACTGGATCAACTTCTGTTGATTGCTCTGTCTTTATGTCTTTTGAAGATGTAGAGTTGTCAGGACCTATTGTACCGGAATCAGGTGCTACTAAAGTACGTAAATCCAAGCCAATTTTGAACTTGGCAAACGCCGAGAAAGATGAATCTAAACAAGGGGCTGTCAGTGGTTCTTTAGCTTTGGTTTCCAAAGCGGCAGGGACACTTTCGAGCCTCCCTGTAGTTGGTCCATCTTTAGGCGCTTTATCGTCCATGTCTGGCATGGCTAGTTCAATAGCGTCTATTTTCGGATATTCTAAGCCTAGAATTTCGTCCAAGGTTACTCCGATGTGTACCACTCCAGGTTGGCAACAGTTTAATTATAATGGCGGTGAGAACTCCCATTCTATGGGTATTGATGCTATGAATAGTTTGCCCAGCTTGCCTGGGTTTGCAGGTAGTGATACAGACGAAATGAGCCTTGATTACTTGAAGAGAATTCCAGCTTTTGTAGAGATTTTTGATTTCACGACTGCTCAGTCCGTTGGCACTACATTGTATTCTGTTGATCTGACATATTCTAATATAGGTCAACGATTTGTGCGTACGGTTGGAACTAACTCTTTTGGATTCGTTCATCCTCCTCCTTTTGGAGCGTTGGCTCGCTTGTTTCATCTTGGAAGAGGCGGGTTAGAAATGACTTTGAAATTTGTGAAAACAGAATACCATTCGGGTAGAATCTTTGTCGTGTTTTCTCCAAACGGAGTTACTACGCAGGTTTTTGGTGATAATAGCTATTGTCTGAGAGAGCTTGTTGACATTAGAGAGAAAAGTGAGATTAAATTCACTATTCCTTATATGTCACCATCTCCTTTTGTTTCTACTAGCAGAAGTATCGGCAAGCTCTTTATATACATTGAGACCAAATTGTCTGCACCAAGTACAGCAGCC